GTTGATCTGCCTCCTGTCGGAATAAGGACACCTTTGCGAAGATCAGTGACTCGTATCGGTCCGTTTGAGATGCACTACAGTCCTGCAGATCAGATTCATGATAATCTTAGAAACCTCATACTTACTAATAGCGGCGAGAGATTAGGGAGGTACACGCTGGGGACAAACATAAGGACTTTGCTTTTTGATCTTGCTAGTGCTGATGATTTCGAGGCTAAGATAATGGGACTAATAAGAAGCTCTGTTTCTAGATACCTTCCCATAGTAGAGCTTGATACTTTTGAGATTGATTCTTCACCGATTGAGAATGACAATGTCGCAGAAGGTATGTCGCTGGTAGTTATTAAGGTAAAGTACAACATACCTCGACTTAATATAATTGGAAGAATTTTAGATGTTACTGTTTATTCAGGTGGGTAAAAATGGGAAGTTCAAGAAATATTAAAAATGCTAAAAAATACATAAAAAGGGTCAATGACAGATCATACCTTGCAAAAGACTTTGATTCTTTTAGAGCGGAGCTGTTAGGATATGCGAGGACTCACTTCTCAGATCAGATAAACGATTTCTCAGATACAAGCATGGGAGGCCTGTTTCTCGATATGGCAGCTTATATAGGTGACTCGATGACTTTTTATCTTGATCATCAGTTTACTGAGCTTGATTTGAACACAGCAGTCGAAGACACTAACGTAGATAGGCTTTTAAGAAACGCAGGCGTTAAGTATATGGGAGCATCTCCATCAATTGGATACGTTACTGTGTTTTTACGTGTGCCTTCTGTAAACAATCAGCCAGACGTTAATAAGCTTCCAGTGGTAAAATCAGGAACAATATTTTCCACACAACAGGGTGTTCTTTTTGAGCTTTTAGATGACATTGATTTTGGTGAGCTTAACGTTGCAGGACAGCTTAAGGCTATGACAGAGGGCGATGCCCAGATAGATCCTGCAAATTCTGCCTTTTTTATAGTAAAAAGAGGTGCATTTTGTACAAGTGGAACTACAAGCTCAGAATCATTTTCAATGTCTAATTCATACGTACCATTCAGAACAATAACATTAAATTCAACAAATGTAAGTGATATTATAAGCGTAAGGGATTCTGATCTTAATGAATACTATGAAGTTGAGAGCCTCACTCAGGATACAGTTTTTAAGAGATTTAAAAATGCTGGCGGTGATAGAGATATAGTTCCTGAGAATCTTGAAATTACACCAGCTCCACGAAGATATACTAAAGAATATAGCAGGATTACTGGAAAAACAACACTTAGATTCGGTTCAGGAGACGCAGATACTATTGATGATGATTTAATACCTGATCCAAGTGAGCTAACACTTCCGCTGTTTGGTGATAGAAAGACTTTTAGCAGGTTTACTTTGGATCCCAACACGCTTCTCAGGACTAAGACGTTGGGTGTCTCACCCAGGTCTACAAAAATATCTGTTAGATATCGTCACGGCGGCGGTATTAGCCATAATGTTGGAGAAGGTCAGATAAACGGTATTAAAAAATTAGTTACAAAATTTAATTCAGGTGTCTCTTCCCAGAGCATTGTTAGCGTTAGATCTTCTATAGATGTTACAAATGAGATACCGTCGTCAGGTGGTGAAAATTCACCAACACTAAACGAGCTTCGTGCTATAGCACTTTCTTATAAGAATTCACAATCAAGAATAGTCACAAAAGAAGATCTAATTGCAAGAATATACATGATGCCTTCTAATTTTGGTAGAGTTTTTAGGGTTGGTGTTAGGTCAAATAAAAATAATCCGCTAGCAGTTGAGGTTGCTATAATAAGCAGAGATTCTGCAGGACGTCTTGTCCGTGGCCCTGCAAGTGGTGGCAATCTTACAATATGTCAAGATGCACTTAAGAAAAATCTTGAGACATATGTCAATGAGTACAGGATTATAGCTGATGCTATAGATATTGTAGATGCTCGAATAGTAAACCTAGCAATAAAATATGCAGTTGTAACTGATCCGTCTTCTAATAAAGCCCTAGTGATTCAAAATATAAATAAGTCTCTTAGTAACTTTATGAATGTTGAGAATTTTCAAATAGACCAGCCGATAATTATATCTGATATATCTAACATAATACTGAATACCGACGGTGTTTTAAGTATGCATTCCTTAAATTTAACAAATCTGTCAGGCATGATTAATAATAAGCAGTATAGTGATGTTATGTTTAACGTTAGAAAGAATAATGATAGAGGAATATTGTTTCCCCCAGGGGGCGGAATATTTGAAATAAAATATCCAGAAGATGACATAGTAGGTGAGGCTATATAAGATGTACAGAATACTATCAGCCAGTAGTGATACCTACATTACCAACAAGATTATAAACAACAGATTTAGAGCTACTGACGCAAATGTCGGTGAAGCTGCTACTATTGATATATTTAAGCTATACTCAGAGTCAACGATATCTGGAAGCACAAGCCCGATTGAGCTCTCGCGCGGCCTGATAAAATTTAATTTAGATCCCCTTAAAGCACTCACATCTAGCATTCTTGATATATCTCATTCATCGTTTAAGTGCAATTTAGTTTTAAACGATGTGTACGGCGGCCAAACAACTCCTAGTAATTTTAAAATTATTGTATTTCCTTTATCACAATCTTTTGATGAGGGAATAGGAAGAGATATAATAAATTTTTCAGATCTGGACACGTCTAATTTTTTAACAGCATCAGTGACAGGTGATTCACCTTCAGCGTGGTACATTACAGGTGCAAACAGACAGGGCCTCCTGGGGTCGAGTGATATTGACATAATTTCAAGCGGAAACCTAAATGATGGCAGCGGGGTTGTCAACCTTTATGCTGAACAGACATTTCTAACAGGCGAAGAGAATTTAAATGTTGATGTTACTAAAATAGTCTCAGCCACTATTGCAGGACAGATACCAGATTGTGGATTCAGATTATCATATTCAGGCACCCAAGAGACAGACACAGTTACAAGATATGTAAAAAGATTTGCTTCTAGAAATACAATTAACACGCGAATAAGACCAAAGATCATAGTGAAATACGATGATACAATTCAAGATCATCATCAAGATTTCTTTTTTAATCTAAGCGGTTCATTGTTTTTAAATAACTCTCATAGGGGTGTGTTATCAAATATATTATCTGGAGCATCAAATACTGGAGTAAAGGGTGCAAACTGTATGCATCTTATTTTAACCTCTGGAAGCTTTACAAAGACAGTCAGTGCTTCACAGCATTCAATTGGCAATAATTTCATTACCGGGGTATATTCTGCTTCATTTGCAGTATCAGAGTTTGATTCTTTACTTAGGACAGAGGTGATAACTGCAGCCTCTGCGACATTTACTGAGCTGTGGTGTTCTATTGATGAGACTGTGGGATACTATACAGGATCACTAGTTATAAATTCTGTCCCACGAACATCTTATGGAGCTGGACCTGCACGATATTACGTCAACATAACCAACTTAGGGAGCAGGTATAGAAAAGAAGATAAGGTAAAGCTTAGGGTATTTGCGGAAGATGTAAAGCGACCTGTAAAATATAAGAAGATACCGCTAGAGAGTAAAAGTCAGACATTTACAAGCATGCATTACAGGGTAAAGGATTTTGATTCTGGTGATATAATAATACCGTTTGATACAAAAAAGAATTCAACGTTGCTTTCTACTGATAGTGAAGGAATGTTTTTTGAATTCTATATGGACTCTTTGCCCAGGGGAAGAACCTATGTTTTCGAATTTCTTATTTCTGTAGCTGGATTCGATCAGATATTTACAAACATAATTCCTAAGTTTAGCGTTGATTAGGTAGAATAATGTCAAAAAAAGTTATTTTAGATGGAGAAAGACCCAGGCTTTTTAGCCCTTCTGTAATAAAGGGTCTTGAGAACATGAGGGGTAAAAGCATACCTGAGTCTTTAGGCTCTCTTGCTGATACAAACATACTTTCAACATCTTCATTCCGATATGATTCAGCAGGCTCTCCGCTTAAGTCCACACAGGAGCTGCCTGTTGATTTTTCAAAGTTTGAGAATCATACGTTCTTTAACTCAGCTGTATCTAAGGTAAACATAGCTTTTGATAAGATGGTTAATGAGTATCCTTTTGATGGCACTTTAAAAGAAGTCGAGGCATTTGAAGATTCTATTACTGGGTATGAAAAATATATACTCAACATATTTCCAAAAAATGTTGGATATCTAATATTCTCAGGAACACAGCTTAACGAGGATCCGGCAAGCGGATTTGCCGCGGGTCTTGGCACCTATATATCTGTTGTTGATTCAGAAGGTAAACAGTTTCCTGAATTTTCAAAAAACAGTACAGGGAAAGCTGTTTTAGATCCCGGTAACAATAGTTTATCAATAGATGCACAAGTTTTTATTCCTGATATTATAAACGGAAATCAGATAATATGGCAAAAGCTTTATAATGATACA